AGCTTGAAATTGCTTCTGCTTCTAAAATTGGCCATTACTGATCTCCTTTATTGATCGCGCTGTTTACGGCGCTCATGGCGGACAATGATATCCCGGGCCAGATCCCGGGCTTGCTCTCTTGGGACCGCGCGTCCCTGGTCCTGGTTCGACTTCTGGACCCGGGTAGCGATCCGCTCGATCGCTGCTCGGGCCTGGGCTTCGGTGTGCTCGGTCATGCCGGGACCTTCTTCTTCTTCGAGCTCGGCGGCGGAGGCGGGGAGCGGAGCTCCTCGATAGCCCTCTGGGCCGAGTCGAGGCGGGCCTGGTCCCGGTCCAGCTTCGCCTTGACCCCGGGGATATTAGCCCTGGCCGCGTGTCGGCGGACCCGATCGGAAAGCCGCTCGATAGCGATCTCCAGGACATCGGGATCGGGCCTGGGGATAGTCCCGGTTTCCATGAGCTCGAGGCGCCACCGATTGTAGCCCTCGGAATCGTGCCGGGTGAGGGTCTTATTGCCGATCCGGCGGGTGTGATCCCAGGTCAGGCAATAGTGCCATGCGCCACCGCGGGCGGGTAACCGCTTCACGTAGCCCAGGCTCTGGGGGAGTACGGTCCGGCCCTGCTCTTCGAGCTTCACCCGGGCCATGGAGCTATCGGCCCCGTTGCGGGTCCCGCGGACATTGTTCACCCCGGGGACCTCCCATAGGAGGGCCAGAGTCGGGAGCCAGGTAGCAGAGCCGCCCACCTCTCCGAGCTCCCACTCCCCCGGGTTGAAAATCAGGAAGAAGGGAGGAGCCGGCGCCAGGGTCTCGGCCTGCTTCCGCTCTTCGGTGATCCCGCGGTAGATCTCGGGGTTATTTTCGGGTGTAATTGCCATATATAGGGTCCCTCCTAATTGTGGCTGGTGTGAGAGGTGGGCGCACCCGGGAGGAGCCCAGGAGGGACCAAAATGGCCCCTCCCGAGCGGCCCGGAAAACTACGCGTCGGTGCTGAGCAGAACGCCTCGAGAATCCTCCAGGATGGAGATCCCGAAATAAGCATGGCCGACCACTTCCGTAAGAGCCGCGGAGGCGTCCCTCTGGAATTCGACGACCACCGGAGAGCCGGCGGGCCGGACATCTCCACCAGCTCCCACCAGGGGCTTGGGAGTCCCAATGACGAAGCCCAGGGCACCCTCTCCGAAGAGGGCACCGCGACGATTGCCGCCGGAGCTCGTGATCTTGCTGGACTGGAAAATCTGGACTCCCAGGAAGTCTCCGGCCATTCCTGGTCCGGCGATCCTCAGCAGATCAGCGCTTGCGGGATTGAATGACAGAGGGCCACTCTCCGAGCGCAGGCTTTCCTGGATGTCCGCGAGCTGGCGGGGATGAATCAGGCCCCAGTAGGGACCAGGCACCGAAGCCAGCTCGAGGGTAGCGATCGAGTCCATCCAGTCATCTACCGAAGCATCCACACCGCTTGTTCCTGCAGTGCTGGAGAAGCTAGCTACCGCGGTGGCCAGGGCAGTCATAAAGGCGCCCTCGAAGGATCCGACCATGGACTCGGCCAGCTTGAACGGATCCACATCAGCCCCGAGGCCCGTTAGGACCGCCAGATCTGAGATGTCCCGCCGAAGAGCATAGCGGGCAGCGGTCACGGTGACCGAGGCATCCGTTAGGGCCGTGGTCGAGGCGTCCGCGGCCTCTGCGGTGGAGGCCATCTCGTCCGTCCCATTCAGGCCGGCCAGGCGGACCTGCAGGGTGTCGGAGCCGATCCCGGCTACATCTCCCAGGAAGGAGACCGCGGAGGTGTTCCGGATGGAGGCAACGTCGGCCAGGATCATACGGATCTCGGCCTCGATCATCTGGGCCAGGCGGAGGTCGGTAGATAGATTTGATTCGAGGATCGCAGTCATAGTCGGATAATCCCGGGCGGAGCTCGGCCGCCAATTAAGAGTAGGTTGGCGCCGTTTCCGCTGTTACCGGTGCGACCGTTCGGCTATGTCAGTGCCGATCATATATCACCGGCTCGATCCTGTCTATTCAGTCTTTCGACCACCGCCGAGCGGGGAGGCCCGGGAGTATTTGCTCCGGAGTCCCTCTCGGACTTGCTTATAGGCGCTCAGATCCCCGCGTTGAGCTAGCATAAGGGCTTGATCTATCGTCACATTGCCACCCGGGGCCGGCTGGAGGCCCTGGGTAGACTTTGGGATCGGGGTCCTTGCGGGAGACCGTGGAGCTCCTGGGGCTGGCGGAGCGGCCTCTGGGGAGCTCGGGGAGCTATCCAGGAGGGCCGCGAGGTGAGGCCGGAGAGCGGCCGGGGCCGAGCTCGGGTCCTCTCGGAGGCCCGATAGCCAGGGCTCGAGATCTGGATGGTCTCCATTCTCGGCGCCGGCCGAGGCCCGGTCATAGGCCCATTCGATCAGGTCCCGGACATCCGGATCGGTAAAGCCCTGGCCGCTGATCGCCGTGTGCCGGTCATACTTGCCATGAGCTGAGGATAGGCTCTCCTCGAGCTCGGCCACCCTGGCGGCCAGGGTATCGGATACCCCGACCTTTCCCTGGGCCTCTCCCAGCTGGCCCTCGAGCTCCTCCAGTTGGGTCTCCGCGGTGCGAGCCCGCTCGGAGACCTTGGCAAGTCGAGACCGGATCAGGCCCTCCACCTGGTCCGCCTGGTAATACTCCACTCCCTCGATTGTCTGTTTGTCCATGGTTGTCCCTCCTATGGATTGTCTGAATTATCGGTATCGGCTGGCCTGCTCGGGTCCTCGACCGTTGAGCGCATAGCCAGGGTTTCCGCTCGGACCTCCTGGAGCCGGAATATAGCCTCTGGCCGATCGATCCCCGGGTTGAGTGCCATATAGGCATCCACCGGCGATAGCAGCCCCGCGTCCATTTTGGCGATCAGGTCCTCGCGCTGGGCTTCGAGCTCGTTAGGACTGAGCGGGATCGACTGGTACTGCACCCGATAGCCGGTCTCCGGATAGCTGGTCCCGAGGTGCCGGTTTGCCAGGGCGGCCGAGACCTCGAGGAGCTGCTGGTCCCCCCGGCGGAATTGGGGCTCAAACCGGCGTTGGGCTTCGCGCTGGCCCTCCCGGCTGATGGAGAGCGCATAGCCCGAGCGTGGATCTCCGTTCGCTCTCGAAATCTCCGCGGGCGATATTCCAGAGAAGGCGGCAACCCTGGCTTCGTACTGGCTAATCGCCGTGAGCAAATCCCCGATGTCAGCGGCCGGCTGGAATTGCCCGACCATGGGCTGGCCGCTTGCATCGGGATCCACGGAGAGCATGAGGATCGAGGCGGGGTCCATACTGATCGCGGCCCGGCGCCGGTGGCTCCCGGTGTCCTCGTAGTCCAGGCCGGCGATAGTCACCCCGGTCATGTAGCGCTGAGGCCAGGAGCAGTCCCGGGCCACATGTAGCCACATGGTATAGAGCACGGCGATCTGGAGTGACCCGAGCGTGAGCTCCCGGGAATTGTACGGGTCCCAGAGCTGGCCCGTTTTTTCAGCATGATAGAGGACGCCCGGAATAAAGGCGGAGCCGTCGGCTCTCCGGTACGGGTAGAGCTCTCCAGACTGGTCCGCCTGGCCTGTGAATAAGCCTGTAAGGTCGTCCCCGATCTCCCCAGCTCGGCCGGCCAGGTGATAGCTCCAGCGCGGGCCCATTGGATGGCCCCCATCCATAGGTTTGCGAATATCCAGGATCTCCCAGATCCAGACCGGCTCCCGGGTCTCCGGGTGTCTCCGGAGCTGGAGCTCCCGGATATAGGTCGGGACGTCGGGGAGCTCGGGGCTGGCCTCGGCCACCACCATATCGGGAGCGACAGGCCGGTAGGTGAGTCCCTGATCGGAGATGTCCACCCGGACGAAGTACTCCCGGCAGCCCACCACCAGTTTTTGAACCCTGGACATCAGCGGCCATAGGCCGGCGCGGGTGACCAGGCCATCCCGGCCGAGGAGTCCCTGGAGCGAGTCTCCGACCGGGTCCTGATCTACATAGACAGAGGGCTCCCGGTCATAGAGGACCGATAGCTGAGTGACCACGGATTTCAGGACATTGCTCGATAGGTCCGGGACTCCCCAGGCGGCCCGGCGATCCTGGCCGATGTGCTGGGCCATCTCCCGCTCGAGGTGCTGAGTCCATCGGCCAGAGAGCATATCCCGGACTCGGGAGGTGTAGTCCCACCGCTCCTGGGTCGAGATATCAGGGGCGGCCGGCTTCATTTGAATAGTCATGGGTCAGTAAATCCGGACGGAGGTGGGAGGCCGGGACCGATAGCGGTCGTCTACCATGGGCACAACAGCATAACGGAGAGCATCGATCGCGTGCACCCAGGGCCCGTCCTTCTCGAATCTCCAGCGCTTAATACTCTCGATCGACTGTTTGCACCGCGGGGATACCCGGAAACGGTCCTGGCACATAGCCGAGTGGATGATCTGGGAGCCATGATAGACGGACCATCGCGGCTTGAACGCGGTCCGGATCCGCCAGGGTAGCCGGCGGAGCGGGTAGTCCAGGACTCGCTCGAAGGCTCCCATAAGCATCGAATTGCTCATTTTGCCATGCGCCCCTTTTTTGCCCCGGTGTGCGATATCACCGGTCCACCGATCTACATGCTCCCAGGTCAGGGCGTGCCGGTTGAGCATGGCCAGGATCCCCCGGGCGTGATTCTCTGCAGGAGCGGCGCCGGAGGTGTATTCGTCCAGGAGGTGGAGCTCGGGTAGCCCTGGGGTCGAGGCGTCGATGGCCACCAGGAGCGCGACCTGGCTACCCGCGTCCGAGCCGTGATCGATACCTACTGCGATCTTCCACTCCCGCCTCCGGTCCAGATCGGGCACGATCTGATCTTCGGAGAAATGGTCGAACACCCGGCCCTCGGTGATCCCCACCTCCCAGCTCCCCTCGAGGCGGGCTGCTCGATCCATAGGTAGATAGGTCGAGGCCACCCGGTCGATCTCGGCCTGGGTCAGTAGGGCCCGGCCGCCGAAGGGAGTCACATTAGCCACCGTGAGCGGCGCCACCGTATCGGAGATCCGGCCCTCCTCGACCATGCGCCGAAGGTAGGTCACGTCATGACCGATCGGGGTCATACTGATCCCCATGGTCCCCCGTCTCCGGAGCAACCGGGCCACGAGCTCCCCGAAGATATGGGCCGGGACCGGCTCATCACAGTGCACATGATCGAGGGTCGCGGAGGCGAGGGCCAGGGTGCCCTGACTGGTGGTCCTGAAGTGGACGATCGATCCGTTCCGATAGTGGAGCTGGGGATTCTTCCCGCGGTATCCCTTGCCAGGGACATACTCGGTGGACGGGTGGAGCTCATCGAGCGGCGCGAGCTCGTGGATCTTCTGCATGATGGTTTGCGACTGGCTCCAGCTATGACAGACCATAAAGACCTCGACCGGTGGCGGCCTGGTGGGTCTGTACGGGTGAGGCCGGCTGGAGCACATATAGTGGAGGTCCACCGCGGCCGCGCTGGTCTTGCCAATTTGATTGCCACCGCGGAGCAGTCGGATCATGGACTCGTCCCGGAGCCAGTCCTCCTGGGGTGGAGTCGGGGTCCAGCTGGAGAGCCGGTCCCGATCTGTCTGGTGGGCGAGGGTCCTCGAGGCCCGGGCCAGTGCTTCGAGACTCACACCTCTCCCTTGCCGGTCCGCCTGGGCTCGGGCATGGATAGCACCTTGCCCGCGTCCAGCGCTTCGAGGTGATCGAGGAGCCGGTGGCGCATAGACACCGGGAGCCGGGAGAGCTCCGAGAATATGATCCGTTCCTGCTCTCCGGAGCTCAGCCCGGAGACGTCATCCCCGCGGGACTCGATACACGCAACGGCCTGATCGTGTACCTCGATATGTAGCCGGTGAAGTCCGGCCAGGGCCTGGACCCGGCCGAGGTTTCTGGCCGTGCTTAGGTCCTCACCGATCTCCGTCAATTTGACCCGGCGGAACCGGACCGGGTCGAGCTCCTCGAGGGTGGCCGCCTGGAGCTGGTCCTCCGGTGGCGGAGGCGGAGGCGGAGCCAGTCGAGATAGGGAGCTGGCCGCCTGGATCTCGGGCTCGGGCTCGGGGATTGGCATGGTTCCGTCGCGGAGAGCCTGGGCCACGCGCCATATCGAGGTCACCGAGGTGCCAAATTTGGCGGCCAGGGCCACCTGGGTAGCCCCGGTGAGGAGCAATCGAGCGACCTCGAGGCGGGTGACAGGATTTAGGCGGGGCATGGAGCGAACCCAATTACGAGAATTTGTACTATTTGCGCGCGTGGATCGCGGGGGGACTCCGAGGGGTATGCTCCCTGGGGGCACATGGACCCCTCGAAAAGGGGCCTTGAACCGTCACTTTCGCCCATGGTCCCTCCATGCGGGCAGATATTGTCCGCTATAACCCGATGGGCTCGGGCCGAGGTGTGGACGATCGCGGATGAGTGGATGATCAGCTCTTCGCCTCCCAGGCTCCCCGGGGTCCGCCTCCACCTCGAAGAGGAGGGCAACCCCTGGCCTGCTGATCATAGCGCAAACACTGGCGAGCTCGGCCAGGATCTGGAGCTCCACCCCTGGCCAAGGTAGCCGCGTCAAGGTTGGGCAGGTCATATCCCGCATAGATAGCCGGCTATGGCCTCGCCTGCCCTACCTGCCCTACCTGGCTGGCCCAATTCCTATAAACCTCTACTAACCCTGGTCGATAGACTTTAGGTCTAAATCCTCTGGTCAGGTAGGGTAGGTAGGGCAGAGACTACGATAGCCAGGGTTCAACCTACTATGTAGCCTGCCCAAGGTTGACCGGTCAAGGTTGGGCAGCTGCCCTACCTGTCGAGCTAAGTCCGCAGGATCAGGCCCGAGCCTACTTGACGCGGCAACCCCTGGTCCCTCTCACCCTGGCGCCTCGGGCTCGGCCTCGTCAGGTGGGGCGAGCTCGGGCGGGTACCACCTCCAGGCCCTCCCGGCGTCCTCGGAGCGCCTGGCCTTCGTCCACCCCATCCTCGTTAGGATGCCCCCCATCCTCATGGCCGCGGCGATGTGCTGCTTGTCTATGTCCACATCCAGCGCCAGGAGCAGCTCGGTAACCGTCAGGTACCGGCCGGGACTGGTGGCCAGGAGCCGCGGGAGCCGCTCAGCCAGGGCCACCTCCCAGGGATCTACCCGCTGGAATTTCTCACTGTTGGCTTGGAGCTGCAGGCTCCAGGCCCGGTCCAGCCAGTGGATCTCCCCCTGGCGATAGAGGGAGACCGCCTCGGCCCAGAGCTGCTCCACCGCGGCCGTCAGCTCTTCGAGGCGTGGAGCTCCCACGGTCACGGGCCACATCCTGCGGGACCCGGTGGCATCCCGCAGGAATTCCTGCTGATTGCTGGACCCGACGAAGCACACGGATCGGCGCTTCACTACCGGGTTGCGAGCATAGCTGGCCCGGTACCGGTCCTGACTGGAGCTTAGAAACATCTTCACGGTCTCCGCATCCCGCGGCCCCACGCTGGCGAGCTCGGCCAGCTCCCATATCCACACGCCGCTATGGATCGCTTCATAGGCGTCCTTGTGGCCAAAGTCGATCGCGCTATCGCTGAACCACTCAGGAAAGCGGCCGCCTATGGTCCCGAGGATCCGGAGGGCCGTGCTCTTCCCGATGCCCTGGGCCCCGTTGAGGATCAGTACCTGGTCCAGCTTCGTACCTGGCCGGAGAGCCCGAGCCACCGCGCCGATGGCCCACCGAATCGAGAGCTCAGCATTCAGATCGGTATTGCCAGCCCCGAGGTAGTAGTCCAGGAGCCGGTGGAGCCTGGGCTTCCTATCCCAGACCAGGAGCTCCAGGAGCTCTCGGACCGGGTGATAGCTTCGGCGGTGCGCCACATAGCGGATAGCCTCCGAGGCCTTCTGGGTGGCCAGCTCCAGGCCATAGACCCGAGCCATCCATAGGGCGATCCCGGTCTCGGCCTCGTCGGTGACGGGCTGGCCTTTGACCTCCACCCGGGAGGCGAACGCATTGTATCGGAGAGCCGTGGCGCCCCATGCCGGATCGGTCTCCAGGATGGCCACCGCATTAGACAGGGTCGCGTATGGCTTGCCCTCGGAGATGATGATCACCTCCCCTGCCGGCCCTTCGGCCCTCTTATCCGCTCTCCTGCTGAGCCTGGCCCAGGTCACATCGTCCCGTTTATCTACCACCGTCAGGCCGGCCGCTTCCGATATCTTCATATGTCCCTCTAGAGTCTCAAACCATTAGCCAGGGCCAGGTCATACACCGAGCCCCACCACCCGCACGAATTGGCATGATTGCACCGGGCCGAGGTGCTCCTCTCCGCGTCCAGTCCATACCATGCCGATGGCCTCCGGCATTCTGGGCAAGCCATCCCCCGGGCGATCCCGTCTTTGATCGTCGCCCTCATGCCATCGGCCAGGCTCTCCCGCGTCCCCCGGTCCTCCCTGGCCCGCTTCCGGGCCTCCCTCTCGAGCTCCCCCTGGCCTACCCTGCGGGGTGGCATCGGAGCCCGTGGAGGCGGAGGCGGAGCCTCGGAGAGTACCTCGGCCGGGATCTCCAGGAGCCCCGAGCTCCAGTCCCAGGCCGGCGGGGAGTGGCTCCAGGCTCTCCGGTCCTGGCCCTCTCGATACACCGGGACCAGGTAGAGCCGCGATGGGTCCGAGCACTGCCGGTCCGGGCGTCCGACCCCGGGCCCTTTGAGCCGATCCCAGGTCCCGAGGGCCCACCTATAGACCTGGCGCCATAGGTGCCCGGGGACTGGCCGGTGTAGCGGGATCACCACCCGGAATTTGTGGTGCTCTTCGGTATGGCTCCAGCTCGTATGGCCGAGATGGGGGAGCCCTTCGAGGAGCTCCCGGACCGAGGTGATCTGGGTCCCGTCGTCGAAGTCGAAGACCAGGGCCGAGACCTCTTCGGCATTAGCCGCGGCCCGGGTCCCACTGAACCGGGCCGGGCTCCAGCACCTGGCCCGGAGCTTATCCCCGGAGGGCATGCGGTAGAAGTGCCCGAGGAGGTTAGCAAGGTCGCCCCAGGCGAGCTCCAGGGCCATCGGCTCCCGGTCTACCACCTCCCGGAATACCGAAGCGCTCCAGGTCTTCCAGCTCGGCCTGGTCTCGGTATGAGCTCTCCGGTGCGCCTCGGCCCGGGCCATGCCCTGCTCTTCGAGCATGGCCACCCGCTCCAGGAGCTCGGCCAGAGGTCGGGCCTGGTCCCCGTCGAAGAGCCGATCGAAGTCCGCCAGGGTCCGAGGCGGAGATGTCCAGGTCATCCCGGGCCCCTATTGAATAGCGGCGCGTCCGATTCAATCCGGCGCCGGGCCATCTCGCAATAGTCCGCGCTGAGCTCGAGGCCGAGGTACCGGCGCTGGAGCCTGCGAGCCACCAGCCCAACCGTGGCCGCTCCACTGAACGGGTCCAGGACCAGATCCCCGGGCCGGCTCCCGGCCTTTATACAGGGCTCCACCAGCCCAGGAGGCATCACGGCGAAGTGGGAGCCCGGGAATGGCGCGGTTGCTATCTTCCATACCGAGCGCTTGTTTCGCGTCAATCCATCGCCGCGGACCGTTCCTGTAGTCGCGTGATCATTCCGGCTGGGCGCATTCTTTTGGCCGCATTTCTTCGGCGGCCCCGACTGTTCCTTGATCGCGTCCGCGTCGTAGTAGTACCGGGCCGATCGAGTCAACAGGAACAGGTATTCATGCGATGTAGTAGGCCTGTCGGTCACGCTGGATGGCATCGGGTTTGGCTTGTGCCAGATAATATCCGACCTCAGCCACCAGCCATCCGCCTGGAGCGCCAGAGCTACCCGCCATGGAATACCGCATAGATCCTTGGGCTTGAGCCCTGGCTGGGGCATTCTGTTCGGAGGTGTAGATGCACCCTGCCATGCCTTGCCCTGCTCTCCACCGCCTGGACAATTGCCCACCTTGCCCGCGCCCGTGGCATAGCTATCCCCGAGATTAAGCCATAG